AACTCAGTAATGCTGTTTCTATCACTTGCACCTTTATCTAGCGAGTTAAGAAAACTTAAAAATTTATTCTGTGCCATAATCCTAGCCTATTTGGTATCTTGCCTAAACTTATCACAATTCATTCACATTAGCTAGTACAACACGCATTCTATCTGATAGCTTCCACGTTCCAGCTCTCCAGCGTGCAGCAAATTGAGCATCTTCCAACGTCAAACCAAGGCTCATGTAACGCTTAATCCATTTGGTCATTAATAAATTTTTCATCTTAGGTGACAAATTGTCGAATTTTTTTTTATTCATGCAATGCCTTTAAGGTTTCGCTTGATAGACCTATTCCAGCTCATACTTGCGCCAGACAGGGCTGTGGCTGCGTCTGATGCCATAGTTAAACATAATGCATCCGCCAAGTCAGGCGATTTTAGCCCACGCTTGCGCATCGCGTCCTTACTCTCAGCCTTCATCTTGCCTGCGCTGGTAAATGCGTACCTTATGCCAGTTAGCTCGGCTAGGAGCTGATCATTTTTTGGCAGCTTGCATGACCTGTCTTCCAGCCACGCTTTAGTCTTAAACCATAACTCGCTGCGCAGATTCATGTAAGTCTTGCCCATAGCAGGCGCTTCACCAACATTAATTCCACGCACTGGAGCGCCTAACTCACGCAGCCTATCAACTACGCCGCCGCCAACTCCGATACTATCCACAAGTATTTCGTTTGGGCGTAGGCTTGGCGATAGGTTTTCATATTCAGCCATTACTCTGCCCACAGTCTGCATTAAATCTAAGCCTTGCCACGCTTCAATGTCAGTCACAACATTGCCATACCTTTTGCACAATGCAGTCTTGTCTGTGCCAAACCTAGCAACATCTAAGCCCCAGATAGGTCTAATATCAGGCGTAATCTCAATATCCCGATGTATTGCGCTCTCTGCGAGGTGAAACGGAATAATCGTATCATCGTCAGCCATGGGGAACTCGCCTAGCACACGTATGCGGAATGCATTTGAATCCTCGCCGTAACGCTCACGCATTTCATCGACAAACTCTGTTGATACGAGTGGGCTATCGACGCACGACCATCTGCGCGTCCACCAGCTCTTAGATAATCTAGTTTGGCTCTCAAAGAATGTGCCTGACGAGCGTGTGGGGTTAGACAAGAGTAACGTAGTAGCATTATGCCCTGACATTGACCCAGCGGCAGCCTCAAAGACTTTCTCAGGCACACCCGATGCCTCATCTACCACCAATAAAACATTCTCAGAGTGAACGCCTGCTAACGCTTCTGGCGTCTCTGCGCGTGACGTTCTAGCCGATATGAAAGCCTCGGACGCTGCCGACGTTAGCTCGACGCGGTCTGATTTGGTGGTTAGCAATTGTTGTAGATGGGGTGGCAACTCGTTAATCCACCGTTTTAGCTCGGCGAACAATGCGTCAAACAATTGGCTAGACGTGGGCGCTGTGACGACGACTTTATTGGGGAAACGTAGCAGGAGAAACCAGAGCATAGCCCAAGAGGCTGACGTGGACTTGCCTGTACCGTGGCCTGACCTGACGGACATTTTACGCTCGCCATTCGCTATGGCCTCCAGAAACTCTGCTTGGTAATCGTATGGCTCTGCGCCTAGCACCTCTTTGACGAATAGCACTGGGTCATCTCGGTAACGTAGGACAAACTCTTGTAACGGGTTATCACTCATCGGATACATCCTCATAATCTGCGTCAATCGTCTTGGCTTCACGCTCTTGGTCTTCTTTGTGGATAGCCGCCAGATCGGAATTGACTTTGCGTAATGCGTCTAAATGCATATCACCCACAGATATAGTCACGTTTGTCTGGGGTCTATTGCCGTATCGCTCTTGATTATACGAGCCTGCCATGAATTTGCGCCACTGCACCTTCTCACGGGTGGCGGCTATTTCGCTTGATGTGCTGCCGCCATCCAGATCATCTACCATTGTTAAGCCTTGCTCTACGAGTGCATCCGCTGCCTCTTGCCTAGCTTTGCGTAGGGCTTGCTCATACTCAGGGATGGTCTTGAGAGATGTGCTGAGATACTGCCGGGAACAATCATATTCTTTCGCAAGGGCTGTGAGTGTCGTGCCAGAGGCAATTTGCTCAAACAAGTATTCAGCACCGCCTTTGCTTAGTACATCGGCAAGTATTCTTCTGCGTAATGCTTTGCCAGCCATTGTTGTTCTCCTATCTACCGTGGTTGGGGTGAAAATTATATTTTTTTTCTGCGGTTTGACGTGCGGATGCTGCGTCTGTAATATTATCATAATATCCAAGAAAAATTTTTTTATAATTGACGCATATTTGTGCTGACCACTTTGATGATTTTTTATTCCAATGCACACCTATAATACCGCTAGTATTAGTGCTAGGGCGTTTTTTGTTTTTACAATTTTCACGAACACTAACAACCCTCATATTTTTTATGCGGTTGTCTAATGGGTTTCCATTGATATGATCAATTTGCTTATTAGGCCATTCGCCGTGGTATAACGCCCAAGCAACTCTGTGAGCGCCGTAAGCTATCTTGTTAACCTTGCATTTAAGATATCCTCTGCCATCCTTGTAGGTTGCAGTTTCTTTGCCGGCATAACGCTTGTTCCAATATTTGACTGATCTTTCAATGTTTGCTGTTTTAGGCGGGTAATGCTCTTTGGTTCTCTTGAGCCAATACATTCTGCCCGTCTTTGGGTCATAACGTATTGTCTTGCGTAAATACTCTACAGTTGGTAATTCTTTTTTCATCGCGGCTATCCTTTCATAGCTATTGCCGTGTAGGTGCATTACTTTTTGCAGTTCAAGTAATGCACCATTATACTTTAAATTATTTTTTTTCGAGAAGCAACATAGGCAATTGTGTGCGTGAGATTACACACACACACTACCCCCGTAAAATCCGTTGACGGGGGGGCTTCCTCGCTGCGCCAGATGTGCTAGTTTCGCCTAAATGGAACAACGCATAGCTCATATTGGCTGTATATTGGCCTATATTCGTCTAACCCATTGTAATCATTAGATATACTTTAGATTTACCTGTATATGTCCGATAATGTATATTATGTTAACTTTCAGTTTATCCGAAACTGTTGACTATAGTTTTGCTTTCTATTACGCGGATGCGCCCGTGCAACGGCGTGCCAATGTGTTGTATTGCACGTAATCTACATGTAATGCAGAGCATGTTATGCCGCCAGTAAGTCAATGCACTGTCTTCTCTGCTTCCTCAAGCACTTGCTCATGCAGCTCTATGAGCGCCTCTGCCAATGATTGCAGTACAGTCTGAGCCGGCACAATGGTAAGCCTATCAGTTATATAATCGCATAGCTCGTTTAGCTCATGGTCAGCATCGTCACTGTCAGCACAATGTAAATCTAAGGTTAAGTTTATGACAAACTCAGACAATGCTTTGCTCCGTGTTATGTGGGCGTGCAGTGAGGAAAGACAACCGCACGCCCCAGTTAAGCGGGCGTCGCATTGAAATGCAAAACAATGCGTCGGGAGGAGGAGAACCCGCTAACTATACTATGCCTCATGAAAGGCTGTTGATCAAGCCTATCCGACCTCATTTGCCAGCTCATGTGCCAATGCTAAATAACCGCAGCCATCAATGCTGCTATCCTCATGCACGCCACCGCGTAGCCTCGCAATCTTCAGCAGTGCCATCATATTCGCCACGTCAGCCGCGCTAACCCTCGTGTCAGTGTAAGCCGACCACATCTTCGCAATGCACCCAAAGTTATCTTGCGCACTACCGTACTGCCTCGCCCTATCCCCGTTGATCAATTTCTTTGCTGTGTCTAGCACCTCAGACCTTGCCACACCATCACTACTCACTTGCTTAACCATTGTTCACACCTCGTTTCCCCAGCTCGTCCCTCGCTTGCCACCAAGACAGACATTTGTTGTTCTTTTTCTTCATCTCTTGTTCCATATTATTTAACCCCGATTTTCCTTATCTCATACTATTCGCTTAACTACATACTAATATACTATACCTAAAGGTATATAGTATTAGTAGTAGATTGGTTACGATATACTAATTGCAATTAGTAGTTTGTCGTGTAAGTCATTGATATTGTTGCTACTAATGCTAATTAG